TTTTTTCGAGATATGGCTTGAGGTCGTCAGTCGAATTGAACGACCAAACCTGAAGGTGTTTGCTTTGGCGATGAGCGATCAAAAACACCCGACAAAACTCTTTGTAACGCTCACTGTACTCATTTGAGTGGTACTGCATTGGGCGATCCTTTGCTCGTAAATGGAGGATGAAATCTATTTGGGCAGGCAAAGGACTGGGGAATCCGTTGCGTGAGGGCAAGAGGCTACTATCGGAGGGCAGCGGTGCGTTACTGGGAATTCGTACAGCCTGGATCCGGTGTTAAAGTCCGTGCTTTCAGGATGAGGACGAGCCATGAGGATGATCAAGTTCGCCGCCGCTGCCGTATTGGCGTTTTCGCTTTCAGGCTGCGCCGGGACGAATTTTTCGTACGAAGAAGCCAGAAAAGTGAAGGTCGGAATGACCGAGGAAGAGGTAACTCAGATTATGGGGCCACCGTACTCCGTGGTTTCTCGGGCCGATGGTCAAATGTGGGTCTGGAGTCATGCGAACGGCATGACCGGGGCGAGTCGAGTGATCTCATTCAGAATGGTCGACGGTAAGGTTGTCGAAGTGCCAACCATCCCTGCCAGCTTTAAATAGGAGTGACCTGCATGAAATTGATCGTAGGAGCGCTGGCGGTTGCGCTCCTTTTTGGGTGTTCACACAAAAGGCAGCCACTTGATAATCGTGATCCGTGCTTGGATTTCGGTGAACAAGGAAGTGCGGGATTTAATGCTTGCTTAGACCGTCGAGCGAAGGCTCTTAAAGACGTGCTTGAGGGCACTGGCCCGAAACGGTATGAGATAGTTTTCGATGAGAAAGTCGAACCCTGAATCGAAAGGACAAAACAACGTGAAATTGATTTTTGGAGCGTTGGCGGCAGCGCTGTTGGCGGGGTGTGCGACTTCGCCAACGCCTTCCAATGAGGCCAAGCAGGCGCCGGCTAGTCAGCTTTCGGCATACCAGGCCAAGCCAACAGGGGCATATGGGACACTGCAAGTGATCCGTGACTCTGGGCAGACCGGGAGCCTTTGCGCGATGGCGGTTTTTATCGATGGCAAACAGGCCGCCAAGCTCGAGCCGGGCCAGAAAGCATCGTTCTACCTGCCGCCGGATTCGGTTTCAGTCGGCGCGGCTTACACCGGCTCTGGCATCTGCTCGATGGGGGCTGCGCGAGTGGAGCGGGAAGCGATCGTGAAAGACGGAGCGGTCAAGAAATACCGAGTTTTCACCGGGGGCGATGGGCAGATCGACATACTGCCCACGACCCTCTGAACAGACCGCCTCCGGGCGGTTTTTTATTGCCTGGAGAATGGCATGTGCTCAGCAATTACCTACACGCCGATGACGAAAGTGATGCTGTCCGGTTCGCTCGCCAAGAAGTTTTTTCGAAGCAAGCAATTCCTTCTCGACGGCGGATCCGCCGTGGAAGTGTTCCGCGCGCTCAATGCAACCATCGACGGTTTCGCTGAAGAAATTAAACGGCTGGAGCGCCTTGGGCTGAAGTTTGCGATCTTTCGAAATCGCGCAAACATCGGGATGGATGGATTCGATCTCGGCGGTACGCGCGAAATTCGCATTGTTCCGGTGATTGCCGGGAGCAAGCGCGCCGGTGGACTGCAGACCATCATCGGCACGGTGATGATCGCCGCTGCCTACGTACTCTCGTTTACTCCGTTTGCAGCCGCATCGCCGTTTTTGTATGCGGCCGGCGCGTCGATGGCGATCGGCGGCGTGATCCAGATGCTCAGCCCTCAAGCCTCGGGCCTCAAGCAAAGCGCATCCCCAGAAAACGCCCCGTCCTACGCCTTCGGCAGCGCCAAGAACACCACGGCCAGCGGCAACCCGGTGCCAATCTGCATCGGTGAGCGCAGATGGGGCGGGATGATCATCTCGGCCTCGATCCTGGCCGAAGACAAAGTGTAAGCAGGACAGCAATACACCAACCGCCCGCGAGGCGGTTTTTTTATGCCTGGAGGAAAGCATGGGCGCAGCGGAACAGATCGAGATTTACGGCGAGAAGGGCGGCAGCAGCAAGCCGAAATCGCCGGTCGAAGCCAGCGACAGCCTGCGCTCGACCAACCTGGCAAAGCTGCTGATAGCCGTGGGCGAGGGTGAGTTCGACGCCGTACCGACTGAATACGACATCTACCTGGACAACACGCCGATCCGCGATGCCAGCGGCAACTACAACTTTCCGGGCGTGAAGTGGGACTGGCGCCCGGGCTCCGTGGATCAGGCCTACATCCCGGGCATCCCGTCCGTTGAGAACGAGACGTCGCTGAACATCGAGCTGCGCAGTGATGCGCCGTGGGTGCGCTCGATCACCAACACCCAGCTGTCGGCCGTGCGTATGCGTCTGGCCTGGCCAGCGCTTCAGCGTTCGGATGATCAAGGCAATATCGGCGGGTACCGGATCGAATACGCCATCGACGTGGCCACTGATGGCGGCGCATATCAGCAGGTGCTGGTGGACGCGGTCGACGGCAAGACCACCACGCGCTACGAGCGCTCGCGCCGCATCGATCTGCCGGACGCCACCACGGGCTGGCAGATCCGCGTGCGTCGCCTGACGCCGAACCAGAACAGCAACAAGATCGCCGACACCATGCTGGTGGCCGGTTACACCGAAGTGATCGACGCCAAACTGCGCTACCCGAACACCGCTTTGCTCTACATCGAATTCGACGCCGAGCAGTTCACCAACATCCCGGCCGTGACCGTGAAGTGCAAGGCCCGGCGCTGGATGGTGCCGAGCAACTACGACCCGATCCTGCGTACCTATACCGGGACGTGGGATGGCTCGATGAAGTCGGCCTGGACCAACAACCCCGCGTGGATCACCTACGGTATCTGCACCGAAGAGCGTTTCGGGCTGGGCAAGCGCATCAAGCCGTTCATGGTCGACAAATGGGAGCTGTACCGGATCGCCCAGTATTGCGACCAGTTGGTGCCGAACGGGCTCGGCGGTCAGGAACCGCGTTTCCTCTGCGACATGAACCTGCAAGGCAAGGCTGACGCCTGGTCGCTGCTGCGCGATATCTCGGCGATTTACCGGGGCATGACGTACTGGGCTCAGGGGCAGTTGGTGATGCAGGCCGACATGCCGCGCGCGCAGGACTTCGACTATGTCTTCACCCGGGCCAACGTCATAGACGGGAAGTTCTCGTACGGCAGTGCCTCGGCGAAAACCCGATACACCCGGGCCCTGGTCAGCTACGACAACCCGGCCAACAACTACGACACAGACGTCATTCCTTTCGCCGACCTGGACCTGCAGCGCCGATACGGCGACCGGCCGACCGAGCTTAGCGCGATTGGCTGCACCCGCGCCTCCGAGGCGCAGCGCCGTGGCAAGTGGGCGATCCTGAGCAACAATCAGGACCGCACCGTGTCGTTCAAGACCGGTATGGAAGGTGTGATCCCGCTGCCCGGCCACATCATCCCAGTGGCGGACTCGTTGCTGGCGGGTCGTGAAGTTGGCGGACGGATCTCGGCGGTGGCGGGGCGCGTAATCACGCTCGATCGGGATACCCAGGCCAAGGCCGGTGACCGGCTGATCATCAACCTGCCCGGCGGGCGTGCTGAAGGTCGCACCGTGCAGAGCGTCAATGGCCGCGCCGTCACTGTAACGGTCGCCTACAGCGAGCCGCCGGTGGTGCAGCTGCAATGGGCGCTTGATGCCGATGACTTGGCAATCCCGCTGTATCGCGTCCTGCGAACCAAGCGCACGACCGAGGGCGACTACGAAATCAGCGCCTTGCAGTTCGAACCGAGCAAGTTCGCGCACATCGACACCGGCGCACGCCTGGAAGAGCGGCCGATCAGCGTTATTCCGATCACCGTGGTGCCGCCGCCGGCCAGCGTCACCCTGGCGTCGACGTCGTCTGTGGTGCAGGGGCTGGCCGTGGCCACCATGACGATCAGTTGGCCCGCCGTGGACGGCGCTGTGGGCTATGACGTGGAGTGGCGCAAGGACAGCGGCAACTGGATCAAGGTGCAGCGCACCGGGATGACCAACGTGGACGTGGTCGGCATTTACGCCGGCGCCTACGTGGCTCGCGTTCGCGCGGTGAGTGCGTACGACATCACTTCGACCTGGCGCAACTCGATCCTGACCAACCTCAGCGGAAAGCAGGGGTTGCCGCCGGCGCTGGCGTACCTCATAGCCACCAGCAAAATTTATGGGATTGGACTGGAATGGGGTTTTCCACCTGGTGCTGAGGACACCCAACGCACGGAGATCTGGAACAACAAGGTCAATGATCTGGCCTCCGCAGTGAAGTTGGCAGACTTTGCCTACCCGCAGTCGAATCACGATATGCAAAACATCGTGCCTGGGACCAGCCTGTTTTTCTGGGGACGGCTGATTGACCGCATCGGCAACGTTGGCCCTTGGTTTCCGGTGGTCAACGGTGTGAATGGCCAAGTCAGCATTGATCAGTCGGAGTATGAAAAATATTTCCTCGGCAGAATTCAGGAGTCGGCGCTCGGTGAGCAGTTGCTCAATGAGATCGGCAAGATTTCTGGTGACGGCGAGGGCTCGGTCAATGAACGACTTGAGCAAGCGAAGCAAGAACTCGCCGAGCTGATCAGTGAAATTACTGACGCGATGGTCTACGACCCGAGCAAGTCCTATCTGAAAGGTGAGGTGGTGCGGCTAGAGGGCCGATTGTTCTCGGCGCTGAAAGCCGTACCTGCCGGCACTGCGCCGCCCAATGCAGAGTTCTGGTATGACATGGGCAGCATTGCCGAGACCACCAACGCCCTGGCCTTGCAAGTTCAACAACACTCCGCACAGATCGACAACATCGACGGCAAAGTCACGGCAGTCGCATCGTCCATGCAGGCTCTCCAAGCGGCATGGCGGCCGGATGACGGCACTGGAGACATGGCAGACGCGCTCAATGAGTGGAAAAACAAATCGAGCATTGTCACCAATGACAAAGTCAGGGCTGAGGAGAGCCTTGCATCGGCGACCCGGATAACCACCCTTGATGCAGCGGTCGGGCAAAACGCGGCCAACATCACCACACTCGAATCGGCAGTAGCCACGGACAAGGAAGCCACGGCTCGGCGAATCGAAACGGTCACAGCGACAGCAAACGACGCAACGGCCAAGGCTGAAACGGCAAGCACGGTAGTGGCCGGGCTCAACGGCAAGGTATCGGCACTGACCACCATCAAGACTTCGACCACGGTCGGCGGGCGGACAGTGATGGCTGGGCTGGCGATTGGGGTCGACGGAGAATTGCAGGAGTCGCAGATCCTCGCATTTGCCCAGCGCTTCGCCATTCTCGACGAGGTCAGCGGGCAGATGATTGCGCCCTTCGTGGTTCAGGGCGGTCAAGTGTTCATGAACACGGCGATCATCAGCCAGGCCTTCATCAAGGAGCTGGTGCTGGGCATGACGCTGCGGTCTGCTGCGCTCAATTCGCAAGGATTGCCGTTACTGGAAATCAACATTCCAGCAGGGACGTTCACGTTGCGCGGCCAGTCCAGCACCGGCTACACGCTCCTCAACAACAACGGTATCTACGTCTACGACCTGAACTACATCGAGCGCGCTGCACTCGGGAAGATGACTTGATGGACTACTACGGTGCGCGGACGAAAAACGCATTCGGGGTGGTGACGCTTGAGACATCGACCATGACGGTGCGGTCGATCGTGACGAAACAAATCACAGTGCCTCCCATCACCAGTGATTTCACCAGCTTCATCAACATGCCGGAGATCACCGCACAGTCGTTTGTGTGTGTGACGCTCCCTGACCCCACAAATGAGTTTGCTGTTTTGCCGGCCGTATTCTGGTCGGTGGGGCAGCTGAGGGTTCGGCGCGGGCAAGGAATGGTACTCAACGTTTTTATCCTGACCTACCAATAGGAGGGGGCATGGATTATGGATTCAGGTCACGCAACGGGCTGAACTTCTTTCAGATCGACAGTGAAAACAGGGTGCTCAATGTGGCCGCATCCGGCAGTTACACCATCGGAAAGCCAGCCAGCGCTCCGGTCACAATCACCCAGGCGGTGATCACGTATCCGGTGCCGATCACCACCATTGAAGCGCCACATGTTTTTCTCAATCCCACCAATCAGGGGATGTATCACTCGCTGGTACAGATGGGCGGCCCGGGTAACTGGACCGGGTTTTATTTCAAGCTTCACCTGATGGCACCGTTCAACAGTTCGGACTGCAGCGGGCGCTGGTTGGTGGCGACGTTTCGTTCAACATCACCGCCCAACGAATACGACTTGCGGCTGCGAAACGCGGCCAACGAGCAAATCTTTGTGGGCGCCGACAACCTCCTTGTCATGACCGGCTTTCCCATCAACGAAGGCTGGTCACTCGACAATCGAGGGGGTGAGGTATCAGGCGTCTACTGGAGCGGTTACCAGATGCCGTGGACGGGGTCCTATGACGATTACTTTCTTGCATCAACGCTACTCGGCGGAAAAATTTACAACGGCAACACCACACTCGAAACCCCGTGCGGCTTCCACGCCGGAGTGCGCACAACGCTCAATGGGTACGTCGGGGCGCTGGTAAGCACGGAGGGCGGGACCGCGAAAAACGGAAGAACCACATTCGCTGCCCGGCCTATGCGCCCGCTGTAGCGTTGCAGCAAATTCACAAGCCCGTCGATTGCGGGTTTTTTATTGCCAAAAAATAGGAGGCGCCATGCCTTGGCTGAGAGGTGGGACGGTCGCCGTTACCAATGGCTCCACAACGGTAGTCGGAACGAATGCGGATTTCGCCGCGAACGCGCGCAGCGGTGATGCATTTGTCGGCCCGGACGGCTTGAACTATGAGATTGGCAACGTTGCCAGTGCGACAGTGATTTCTATCATTCCGGCATACAAGGGCCCCACGGTCAGCGGGTCTGCTTACGCGATCATGCCGGTCCAGGGCTACCCGAAGACGCTGACGGACGAGTTCAGAAATATCAGTCTACAGTGGGGGCAGAAGCTCGCCGCGCTGGGCACGACCGGCAACTATGAAACTTTGCCGATCAGCAAAGGTGGCACTGGTGCGGCGACGCAAGTAGCTGCACAAACAGCTCTGGGGCTGGTGCCAACCTCCAGCCGTCTCGACACCTCGGCTGGTCGCATGGTCAAGGTCGGTGACTTCGGCCGCAACGGCGCCGCGAACATCGTCCAGGCCCCCGGTGTCGACGCCAACACGCTGACCGTGCCCGCCAGCTATGTGTTCAACGGCGGCGGTGTCAACGTGCCGGAGTCGGCTTACCTGGACGTGATCAACCACGCGGCCGCCGGTTATTCCAAGCAGTTTGCGACTGGCCTGCTCACCGACAACTGTTACACCCGCGTCCAGAACAATGGGAATTTCGGGGCTTGGCGCCAGTTCGTTACCCGGCCGATCGGCGGCGCAATCACGGTAGCCGAAGGCGGCACGGGCGGCACCACACAGGCCACGGCCCGAACTGGGCTCGGGCTCAAGTCAGCGGCAGTGGCGGATATTGTGGGCCCGGTCAGTCAAGCGGCGGGTGTGCCGACCGGTGCCGTGATGAGCTATTCCATCGACACAACCACCGGCGACAGGAAAACGCTGTATGCCAATGGGCAGATGACCTTCGACGGCACCCGGCAGGCGAACGTGGCGGTGGGCCCCGGAGCATTTATTGCACCAGCGATTGCCCGCCCGGCGGAATTTGTAGGAAACGTATCGTCGTCCAGCGACCTTGCGTTTTTCACTGGCGGATCCGCAACTGGGAACCAGCTCTACGCAACACGTCAGTCGCTGACATCTTCGGCCAACCTGTATTTGGGGGCTTTCATCAACATGGGACGATCTCCAGCGACAGAGACCCCAAACCTTGCGCTTGGCTCGACGACAGCACAGAGCTATCTGTTCTGGTTCTCGTCCGTCGGACGCTGGTTCTAATCGAGGTTCACATGCCATACGCAGCAACCAACCAGATCAGCACGGCACCCATTGAGGGCGGCATCGAGATCACCGAAGAACAATACGCCGAGGCCGTGGCCAGCATTGAGGCCGGCAATTTCCTGTTCGTTTCGGTAGAGGGTGGGATTTTCAGCACCAGTCCGGCGCCACAACCGCCTGAAAGCCAGACTCCCGAAGAGCAGGCGCACTGGGACCGACTCAGCGAAATCGCGGGCGAGGACGCCTGGCGCACTGCCGAGGTCGCCTTCATCACCGATCAACTCATTGCGCTAGAGGATGGCGACCCATCGGCCATGCCCGGAACGATTCAGCAGTGGCGCGAATACCGAACCGCCGTCAGAGGCTGGAAGGACGGGGCGCCAAGCTTCCCTGATTCGTCGGCCAGGCCTTCGCGCCCAGCGTAACCAATTCCAACCCGCCATTGAGCGGGTATTTTTTCGCCTGGAGAAAGTGATGACCGTTACAGAAAAAGACCGAGACATTCTCGCCCGGACGATCTGGGGCGAGGCGCGCGGCGAATCGCCGGCCGGCAAGATTGCCGTGGCCTGGACCATTCGCAACCGCGTGTTCGACGGCAAGGCCAATTCGTGGTGGGGCGAGGGCTATGCCGGGGTCTGCCAGAAACCCTACCAGTTCAGCTGCTGGAACAAAGGTGACCCGAACTATCCGTTCCTCAGTGGCGCCCGGGAGATCCCGTTCCGTGAACTGGCACAGTGCCGGATTGCTGCTGACCAGGTAATCGACGGCAAGGTGCCGGATCCTACCGGTGGTGCCACGCACTACTACGCGCTCAGCATGAAGACGGCGCCCGGCTGGGCGGCGAAAGCCAAGCAGACTCTGCAACTGGGCGGCCACGTCTTTTTCAAGGATGTGCCGTGATGGCGGTGCCGTGGAGGTTGGTCGGCGCCG